GTATGCACTGCTGCATTCCCCAAAGTAAACACATCATGTCTTAAGTAGACACAGCCTAAAGGAGGACTGTGCCATGCTAAGGCGATGGCTTACCAAGTAGCTTGCAGCTACACCCCTAGGGCCTAAGCCCAAACCCCACTATCAATATGGGGTTGTCCAATGGCGTTTTAGTGTAACGGCGCCATACCGTGCAGATCGCTCTAGATTAGCACTGTCGCTTATGGGATTCGTTGAAATCGAACCTTCTAAACGGAGCAGGGATTTCATGAGCGCACCGTACTCATCCAGCATATCTGTGCGATACACTGGTTCTGCACTCCAGGCCAGTACTTCAGGCCTGTGCAAACGTTTATTCCACCTTCCGGCTTGTAAACGCGGCAGAAAAGAAATACGTCCAAGCGCAGGACTCACATCAGATACCACAGGAAGTTTTCCTAGGTATCGCTCAACAACACTATACATGTGTCGAGCTGTTAACCAATAGCCTCTTTTATAAAAGAGACCAGCAGTTTTTATCCATGATATGAGGATCTCGGCTTGCTGCTTGTTGTTCGGATGTACTTTACGTACGTAGGTAGGTGTAACCTCCTCGCCCATAAATGCATCCATGCCACAGGACTCTCTGAAATTTCCATTCCAGAAAGACTTAGACATGTTTACCTTGCAGTGGTATTTATGCAGGTAACCAACAACAATCGCTGCCTGTTCACATGGGACAAGTATATCATCCCCGTAAACATAGACTGACCTTGAAACGTAAAATACGTTCTTGGCCGTCACAGGTAGTTCATGCTCCTTCAGTAGAGCCATTACACATATAGTGTAAAAATACATAGACTCTACCGGGAAGCACAGAGCCGATCCCATCGAAGCAAACTTCACCAAACTATCAACCTTTTGACCGTTCGGTAAAATTGCGCTCGTCGATCTACATGCTTGTATAGCATCCCTTAATATGGGATTGCCATCAAACATGCGAATCGCAAGTGACAAAAGAACTCTGTCACTTGCATCGGATAAGTCAATTGTTGCCAACTGACCATCCAAAGACGAAATCATAGCTAATGTTTTATTTATCGATTGATCTGTGAAATTCACATGACCAGCGGTAAATCGATACCGTTCAATCCTATCATATAAGACGGATCGAATGGCCTGCTGCGCATATTGCATGCAACAGGGCTCGATAGCTATGATCCGTGGACCCTTCTGGGTCTTGGGCACGGGAGTAACTTTTACAGATTGCTCCTTTGCCTCAGACACAATCGTTACATTCTCGAACTCCTCCGTGTCGTAGCAGCCTAAATTATAAGCTGTTTCTAACAAAGGAAAATACGGTTCGAGACGATCATGCCAGAACCTCCAAGAGTATTTCTGATTACCAGAAACACCCTCAGCGGTTGCACCAGGACCGTGACGTGGAATGAGATCATAGACATCTATGTCCATGATTAACTCATTCCAAAGCACCTGAGAGACTTCGATAAACATATCGAGGTCCTCCTGGTTGACACTGCATCCAGAAAGTTCGGACTCAGTTCGAACAAAACCATCTAGACTAGACAGCACCCTTTTAGAAGTGCAGTCTATTTCCAACTTCTTAAAAGTATAGGCTATCTGCCTAATACCTTCAACGAGTGGAACAAGTATATCTAAATTAGTTTCATTCGTCCTACCACCTGTAGTCTTGTCGAAGATTTGACCGAGCATACCTTGCAGAAATGCAGGGATTGCTCCATTCTTTCGAAACGATCTAAAGAATGTTGGGCCAATCTGTCCATCAGCTAGACTTCTTTCGAAGTCTTTGCCAAAATTGGGCAGAGTTATCGTCAAAAACGATAAACCTTCATCTTCGACACGTGACCTCAATGTCTCGAGATCACGTAAATCGGGCTTAATGGCAGCACACTTGGCGATTGCATCTTTATAGATTAGCATCGCCAGACCCAGTTGATCACTTTCGTGGCTTTTCATACTTCCTCCTATAAACGGGGGTAAATATCCAGCCACGACACTCACCTGGCGCGATCCATATGGATCGCGTAAACCATTACAAATCCTCAGGCAGGGCGCCTAAATTTCTTTAGACGCCCTAAGAGGGCCCAATTGTTCAACTCTTTACGGATAGCCTGTTATCCCGTATTTAACGAGATCCCATGCAGCCGCACAGAGGGACGGGGTAACCCCAGTCCAACTGAGCAATTCGCTAACAGCACAAAGGCCAAGAGCGAGACCGGCATATAAAGTAATTATCATATGCTACCTCCTTTCCGGCTTAATGCTGTGAAGCAAGGACCTTCAAAACATTCGCCTGAGTAAGCCAGGCTAAATACCCGGCAACAGTGAGCCAAATATTGGCATCAACAAACCCATATTCGGGTTCATCGATGACAATATAAACCCCAAGACTCTTATACTCATTAAGAGCAGTAAGAGGATCCGCAGCGACAACACGTTCGTCAATGCGAATCATACGACGCGTCCGTTTTCCGGACTCCTGATGAGACACCGTAAAGGTGAAAACCTCATCATCTGTCGCATAAATCGACTTCAGTCCATCGGACTTTATTCGGTTCAGGGTTTTGGCTACAGAATTAATAGTAATGGTTTGTGGATCGGCAAGGGCCATGGTTGATCTCCTAAATCTAAAATGGAGTTGACTAAGGTCTGGAACAAGTTTCCAAGCTTATCCCAACATTATGACACTTAGTGAGTGTTTGTATGCCCCAATTTAAAACCCATAGCGGGTATTAAATTGCTCGATATGTAATCGAGAGTAACCTAGGGCAGCCAAAATTGACCACTGTCGTGCCGAAAAATCCGGCACGGTAACTGAAAATCCGAATGGCGTAGCAGCTCGTCTTGACTTAGTAGTAATACCAAGTCTCCACTTCATCTCAGACACGCCCATCCTGTGATAACAGATGGACTCATTAACAAGATTGTTAACTTTTGTCTGCATGATGAATGCATACTTCGCGGTTAGGTTATCGTACTGTTGAGCAGTAAAATTGGCTATGTTATCACCAATGTTACCGACCCAGTCCGCTAACCATGACCAAGGTGTTAGATTCCAAACCAGAAGAGGAGTTACTCGTATCCCATACGCCCTCAGATAATTCTGAATAGGCGACCACGGCGTTAAATCGCTCGAGGCTAAAGATGGGATATAATACTTGAATAACCCTTCAAACCACGTATCTATACTTGTTTCCAAGTACATATTCGTGGCATACGCATACATCAACTGATTACCAACACCAGGCGCAAAATAAGTTGGCGCCACGGTACTAGTTTTTTGATCAATTAATGTACGCGTCAAAGGTACAGAACCTATAGGTCCACCCCTTTTGAAATAGATACCATTTCGCTCTTTAAATCGAGTCATACGTGACTCAACCGAGCTGAGGGTCGTAATGACCTTCATGATATCAGA